AAACGCTATGGAGACTTTTGTGAATTTACAAAAAGCCAGAGACGCAGAGGAGGAGCTTCGTCAGATCGTCATTGCAACCAGAGGCTTTAGCGCGTGGGGCGAATTGCAAGCTATACGTGTACAAGCAAGAAAAGATCGCAAAGCAAAGGTTGAGGCTGATAGGAAACGCAAAGCAAAGCTAATTGAGAGAATTGTTATCTATGGCGGGGCCATAATTATTGTTTCTATAATGATAGGCATCACTGTTGTAATAATCCTAGCGAAACAAGGAAGACTGTAGTGGCTGATGGGTTAAGCGGGATAGGTAACGCACCGTTTAATGTGGGATCTGATATCCACCAGCAAACTCAAAGTCGTGAGCGAATAGAGGCTCACCTAAAAGAACAGATGGTTGAGAAAGAACACAGGGCCAATCACAGCCACCTAGAGGCATTAGCAAAGCAAAGGTTTGACTTGGGAGAAGCTTATGACCGCTTTGGTCGCAAGACTAATGCAGATCGACCCCAAGGAACTAAGATAAATATAGAGGTTTAGTTCAATAGAACTTTTAATAATACTCTACAGGACGCTGATACTTAGGTTCATCATCCCAATCATCTGACTCAGCCCTGACCCATCCCCCCTGCCTAAACCTCAGGAGTGCCTGTGATGTGGAGTCAACGAAATCATCATGCTCTCCTGACGGGAATGCAGCGCATTCCTCTATCACATCTTCTGCCCACTTGGTGGGTGGGTGCCAGATGGAACCACTGGAGAATAGATCTGTTACCGCGTTTACTCTTGCTATCTTGTCCTGACCCCGTGAGGGGGTGAACTCAGTGACAGCCATACCCATAGCCCTAAGCTCAAATATAAGAGGGGCACCAGAAGCTTTCTTCTCCACGATCAATTGGTCTGGGTCAAACTCAAGGTACTTGTCATACGCAGCACGTTTCAACTCTGGGAACTCAAGCTTTTCCTTGAACGCATCTAGAAGTATTAGGTTGGGTTGGCTCTTACCATTCTCATCTGGGTGGTAGAATACGCCCCATGTAGTGCAGGCACTGTAGTCAGATCGCTGTGTCTTGAGAAATGCGGTGTCCCAAGACTGTAATATGATCTCACATGGTGGTGGATTAGGCTTATCCCATTCTCTCCACCACTCACGCTTGATAAGTGCCCCCTCTTCAGAGGTGGGGTTCTGTTGATACTGGGCATTCCACTTGGATGATGGCAGTTCTGCCTCTAGGGCACCAAGCTCTTCCTTTGACCAGAACTCAGGCCACAGAGGGGTGCCAGAAGGTAGTATGGCAGGGAACTCAATCACTTCCCATTCGTCCATTCCCTTGCGATTACCTGTGGATTTAAGGATCTGACCAGTAAGATCCCGCAAAGACCATCGCGTCATCACGACAATGATGGCACCACCGGGCTGTAATCGCTGGCGTGGGCCAGATGTGTACCATTCATACACACGATCATAGACTTCTGGGTTGAATTGTCCCTGTTGAGCGTCCTGTTCTGAGTGCGGATCGTCAATAATTAGCAGATCAGCACCCTTACCAGTCACAGCACCACCTACACCGATAGCAAAGTAGTCACCTCGCTTGTTGGTATTCCACCGACCAGCAGCCTTTGAGTCGGATGATAGACTAATTCCGCTAAATACCTTCTGAAAATCCTCAGACTGAATCAGGTTACGGACTTTACGTCCAAATCCTACAGCCAGTTCTGCTGTGTGTGCCGTTTGAATGACTTTCTTTTCAGGATATTTACCAAGAAACCATGCAGGAAGAAGGTATGATGCGAACTCTGACTTGGTATGACGGGGTGGCATGTTGATAATCAGACGTTTTAGCTCCCCCTTTGCCACACGCTCAAAGGCATCTGCCATCTCCTTGTGGTGCCTGCCACTAATGAAGCTAGGCCACATCATATTCACAAAGGATATGAAGTCATCCTTAGCCGCAGATTTGTTCTGCACCTCTTCAAGCTCTTTAATCAGGTCAAGAAGCTCTGCTTGCTGTTCAATGGGCAGAGTATTCAGCTTGCTCTTGATCTTTGACAGTTGCAATTTCAAAACCCCCTATATATAATATATATATAATATATATATTACTACGGAATATATACTTATAGATATCTAATAGTATTAAGATTAATGTAATTCTATCTGATATACTACCAATAATGTATCTATATATTATAGGGGTGGGGGTATGAAGATTGCAGAAGAAGAATTGCTTGATGACGTAAACAGTTACGTCGAGGCACTCCCAGATAGAACAACAATGTACAGACATGTGGCTTACCTGATGGGTAAACTACATCTAGGGTGGGTAGATATACCAAAAGAAGAAAGCAGCACTCAGTGGATCTCTCAGCGAGAGCTAGAGGTGTTTCCATACTACAGGGAAGTACTCACACGATACAGGGAGAGAGGGAATTATTAAAACCTTTTGTAATTGTTTGTGTGGAACATCATGTATACGCGTGTGTGTGCGTGTGCGCCTCTGCGGGGGGGTGGGGGTGGGTGGGGGTTCTCGCGCGTTCCTTCTAAATATAAAACGTGAGCGGATGCATTCCAGCCAGCCAGACGTTTGAAAAGTTCAAGTGAACCTTTCAGCCGCCCAGCATGCGCTGCAACTTCTGCTCTAGCTCTGCCTTGATCGTGTCGGCGTTGCGTTCAGTCTTGTCCTCTGTTTCCACAACGTCCTTGAACAGCCCGATGGATTTGCCCAGCAACTCCAGCGCCCTGATCTGAGCAGTGCCGCCCTGATCATCACCCAGCCCAATATCCTCCAGTTTTTTTATCACCTTCTCTGATCTAGAGAGCGCCTGCATGCTTTGCTGCTTTACCCTCACCCTATCAAGCTCTTCTAGCCTCAGGGCCACCTTAGGGCTTGTGACTAGCTGATAGGCCTCTTGGTGTATGCTTGCTGGACTCATGTTCTGTGCATCATATGCCAGCCTGTACGCTTCACTAAAATTGCTGCCATCAAACACCGCCTGAGCGAAGGCCTCCTGCTTGTCTGTGAGGCCATTGACTCTTCTGGCAGTCTTGACTGTTTGCTTGTACGGCTTTCCCCCCTTGTTGGTGATCACGGTAAGCTTGGCGCTGCGCTTGGTATCGGCGTTTTTCTCAGTCATATATGGCCCTTTCCATGATGGGGTATTATTACACCCCCACTGTAGCTGTCACTGTTTCTCAGCAAATCACCCCTGCAAAATGACACGCTGCTTGTCAAAAGTTCTATTGCACCATTGTAGCGCAGCAGATGCGTCTTGTCACGATACCCCTTGTTTATATGGTATAGTGTAAAATAATGAACCATAGTGTAAATTAGGGGTTGTAGATCCTGATAGACCGTGTATAAGGAAGATCCAAACGGCGGGGGGGCAACGCAGTGCCTGACACTCACAACCCCCGCAAACATCGGACTGGCGATTATTCCAGACTGGGGAGACCCCCCAAGGGCAATAGCCCCCAAGGTAGCTTCCCTGACCGCAAGGTCACCCGCCCTTCATATAGAAGGTAGTTGGTAAATGGGATGATTTGCAGGGCCTCCACCCCTCTGCACACGATGTACTGTGACCTGACACGCTCAGCCAAAGAGGATCTTAAACGTAAACCCTGTGATCGTGGGATAATTCAGAGACTAACGTAAACGCTGCGAGTGCCGCCACTGGGAAACGGGCTAGCGAGGCGGGTGAATGTAGAGAACACCAGCTTGCAGTAGTAGTGACGCTTTGAACCCCACAGAGTGATTTGGCTTTGTAAGCAGCACCACGGTGCTGCTTGGATGGCTTAATAACTCAACTGGAGAGAAACTATGAACAGACACTTAGAAAATGCTTACGCTTCATTCGCTCAGGCACAACGGTCATTCAAAGCTGGCAACGGCTATGAGGGCAATCAGTTCATGAGAATGATGACCACCAACATTCAGCATGTGCTTGAGATAGAGGCAAACGCACCCAGCCATGGTCACATCATGATGATGCTGGATAAACAGTTTAACCAAGCAAATCCTGATTTTTACAATGATCAACAATGGCTCGAAAATGGTGAGCCTTTGATGAGCCAAGCAGCGTGAATTTAAACATGCAGCATTCGTGCTGCATACTTAAATCCACAAGCCACAAAGGAGAACCCAATGGCTTCTATCACTGCAAAATTTGATCACGTTAATGAAACAGGCATGGCTATGACCATCACGCTCATAGATGACTGTGGCAGCGAAACAGTGATTAGCATCAAATCACGCCAGCGCGGCATGGGCCGTGCTTGGACATACACTGTCCTAGAGCATGATGGCAGCTTCTGGCGCATGAGTACAGACAGGTTTCTGTTCAATGACAGAGACACGGCTCAGGTTAACTTTGATCCAGAGAACATCTTCCATGCGGCCTACATCATCCAGATGGTTAAAGAACATTGCTGCGGCTGGTATGAGAATTATCAAGCCCCCAAAGCTGCACAAAATGCAGCGGCTAAAATAATCGAACAGCGCCGTGCGTGATGCTAAGTTTGCGGCCCTACGGGGCTGCAATGTTAACATCATGAAACAGGAGAAAATCATGACCTTTCAAATGCCAAAAAAACATTATGTGCATCAGACAGCGGGTGGCAAATGGGCTGTCGCTGTAAAGCATAAAAGCATCTTCTGGTACAACCCAGATGAGCTATTTGATGACAAGCATGACGCACAAAAGCAGATGCTAGTCGAGCAGATGCAGGCGCTGCAATCAGCAATAGATGCGGTTTGGAATACTGGCCTTGATGCAGGCCATTTCAATTACAGCGAAGACAGGGGAGACTACCTATGCTGAATAAACAAAACCCAATGGCACGGGATCTGCGCCAGCCTAAATACCGCATGCGAGTGGTGCAGGCAAAGAACAAGATCCTGCCGCGCAAGCAGAAACACAAAAAGCTTGGCTAATGTTTTACGCTACATGCCCCCCCTGATTGGCGGGGCATTCAGGGTAAAATCGCCCATGATAATTGTCAGCCTAGAAGGAAGATACAGATGACAAATTTTGCAAAAGCACCGACACTCTCAAACGAAACCATCAACACCGTTGAGAGCATTGAAGCTCAGGTGGTAAACCTGCGCGGTGACAAGAAGGTTTCAGATGAGGCCATCAATGCACACAAGGTCAACCAGTATGCTGAGTTGATTGCAGCCATCGCGGCTGACCGCAAGCCGACAGGCAAATTCGAGCGGGGGTATGGCACCAAGTTGAAATCAGACCTGCATGAGTTCGCAGGCATCCCTGAGGCCACTGCCAAGCGCCTTGGTGAGAACGCTGTCAATGCAGTCAAGTTGATCCATGACAAGATTGGCGACATCCCTACCCAGTACACTGCTGATGCGGCAAAGGGTGACCTCGAAAGCTTGGGTGCAACCAGCGAAAACAAGCTGGTCAAGGCCATCAAAGAGAACCGTGGCGGGGCTGTCGATAAAGTCGAAAAGCTTGCCCGTAGCGTGGTTGGTTTCTATGGCACCACGGTCAACAAAGACACGGGTGACACCAAGGTCAACAAGGCATCATTCCTCAACGGCCTGTCTGATGAGGATCTCGAAACCTTTGAGGCCCGCATCGCGGAGTTGATCGAAGTGCGCCGTGAGTTCGCCGCCGCATCTGAGGCAGCACAAGCGGCAGAGGAAGCCAAGAAGGCAGAGAACGAAGCGGTCAAAGCTGCTGAAGCTGCCTTGGCTAACGCAGCATGAGCCGCCGCATGACGCAGCGCGAGCGCCGCATAATCTTTGTAGAGGGCATCGCTTCTGGCGTTGCCTTCACATGCATGATGGTGGGGATGGTCATCTTCATGCTGGCTTGGTGATGAGCTTTTTTATGATGCCCCACTGGGGCATCATGGAAAAATTCATACGAACTTTTTATCAGAGGAGAGAAATATGCTTAACCAACGCGAAGAAATGATCGTGAAGTTGAACCGTATGAAGGGCAGCGAATTTGCAGCCAGCCTGATCAAGCAGTACAGCCGCAAGGGCGCACTGTCCGACAAGCAGTGGTGGTGGGTCGAGAAGCTCACCAATCCAGACAAGGATGCCACGCCCGTGAATGCTGGCCCCATCATTGACCTGTTGCAATACGCCAAGGTCAAGCGCCCTGTCTTCAGGGCAGAGGGCCTTCAGTTCTCTTTGGCACCCAGTCATGGGCGCAATGCTGGCGCGGTATATGTCAAGGCACAGGGAGAGTATCAGGGCAAGATCATGGGCGGCACGTTCAAGCCAGCCAGTGACTGCTATGATGACACAGGTGCCAAGGTCGCAAAGATCGCCAAAGATCCACGCGGTGCCGCCGTTCAATACGGGCGCGACACTGGGATCTGCGCCTGTTGCGGCAGGACATTGACCGATCCTAAAAGCATAGAGCTGGGCATAGGCCCGATCTGTGCAGACACTTGGGGGCTGTGATGGCCCCTTGGTTCGCCATCTGGATACAGTCGGGCACCAATGCCCGCATGTATGCAGAAGCAAACAGCCGCGAAGAGCTAGAGCTAAAGATCTGGGGTCAGGCTTATGCCCCAAAGAGAGCAACCATAAGCATTTATCAGAGAAGGAAAAGTTCATGAGACTTTTGACTGCAAAAAATATCACCGTTCAGGCCATCATAAACAACGTGGCACTGGGCCAGAAGGGCGGTGCATACAACGCCAAGTTTGTGCCGATCAAATACTATGGGCCTGTCGGCTCAGGTAAATCATCCATCGCCAGACAGGCGGCGGCAGAGGCCTTTGAAATCATGGGCGTCAAGGAATACGCCTTTCACGTTGTGAACATTGCAGAGGAAGCGCCAGACGATATTGCTGGCAGCAATTATTACGACGAAAAGAACGGGCGCATGGTCAAGCTGAAGCCGTGGTGGTTTCCTGCTGATGATCAGCCCTATGGCGTTGTGTTCCTTGATGAGTATGACCAAGGTGACAAGTCGCAGCAGAATGCTGGCGGCAACATCCTAGAGGAACGCCGTTGTGGCCCTCACAAGCTGCCCGCTGGCTGGGTGGTGATTGCTGCGGGCAACCGCAAGCAAGATCGTGCAGGCACCACCAACAACCCCGCTCAGGTCAAAGACAGATCCCTCAACTGTGAGATTGAGATCCACAAAGAGGATACCTTGGCACACGCAAACCAGAACGGCTGGAATGATAAGATCAAGGGGTTCCTGCGGTTCGCTGGTGATGAGTGGCTGCACAAGTTCGATCCTGATGCTCAAAGCTTCCCAACCCCACGGTCATGGGAGAAGACAAACACAGTCATGACATGGGATCTTGAGCCAGAGGAAATGCTGCAAGCTATTGCGTCAAAGATTGGCGCACCAGCCGCCGCTGCATTCAATGGTTTCTGCAAAGTCTTTGATCTGGTGCCAGACATTGATGAGCTAATCGCAAAACCCAATGAGGCTATGGTGCCAGACACGCCTGACGTTCTCTATGCGGTATGCGCTGCGCTGTCATCACGGGCAAACGCCGACAACCTTGCAGCCATTCTTCAGTACTGCAAGCGGTTCGAGCAGCAGGAGTTCACGGCTATGATCATGCGAGATGTTCGCTCGCGTGTCGGGCCATTGGTCTTAAAGAAAGTGCCAGCCTTCAGAGAGTGGGTCATGGCAGGCGGCGGGAAGGAGTTGCTAGTATGATGGAACCAAACCTAATCATGTCGCGGGCTGTTACACAGCTCGCATTCAATCAACCATTCTTTGGTTCAATTGCACTTTCCACAGGCATGTCCAGAGACGAAACGATTGACACCATGTGTACTGATGGATCGTCGATCTATTACGCACCAAACTTTGTGTCGGAGATATCTTTCGCAGAGGTCGAGGGCACAATTGCCCATGAGGTCATGCACATTGTCTTGTGCCATCACCTACGGCGCGGCAATCGTGACCCGTTCCTCTGGAATTGCTCTTGTGATTATGTAGCTAATCTAATCTGCAAGGACGCAGGTCTTGAGCTTCCTGAGGGTATATTGATTGATGAGCAGTACAGGGGCATGACTGCGGAGCAGGTCTATGATCGCCTGCCCAAAAACTTTCAGGTGCCTGATGATACCGTGATGTTGGGCGAGGTGAAGGACGCCAAGAACAAGAACGGCGAAGCACCCTCTGAAGCAGAGATCAAGCAGATGACTGCGGATGTTCAGGCAAAGTCCATGATGGCTGCGGAGAGTGCCCGCATGCGTGGCAAGCTGCCTGCATCCCTGAGTGCTGTGATCGACGAGATGAAGAAAGCAGACATAGATCTGCACTCTGTTATGTCGCGGTTCATGAGTGGTCAAAACCCAGACTACTATTCGACAGCCAGACCCAACCGTAAGAAGATTAAATCGCTCAAGATCGTCGCGCCTACGGTTATCAAGACTGGTTGCGGTAACGTGGTCTTCAGTATGGACACATCTGGATCTGTCTTGGACAACGAGATCAAGTACTTCCTTGGTGTAGCCAATGAGCTTGTTGATGAGATGCGTCCGACAT